AAAGCTATAATAAAGCATGGATGCTTATATGGTCATACAGTGTTTTATGTTAAGAATAAGCAGTGCGTACAATGTAATAAAAATAGAATAAGAAAGTTTAGAAGTAAAAATAATGCTTGACTTATTCATAATTGTGTATAATTGATTTAAATAAACTATTTTCTAAAACAGATGGCTAAAGGATTAAAGACAGGTGGTAGAGAGCCTGGATCAATAAACAAGGTGACTCGTGGATGTCAAGAGAACATTCTTGATGTTTTTGAGCGCATAGGTGGAGTTAAGAACTTCGCCGACTGGGCATTAGAGAACCAAACAGAGTTTTATCGGCACTATGCAAAGCTATTGCCTTTACAAGTTAATGCTAACGTGCAGGCGGTAGTAAATATAATAATAGATAAAAATATAGGAGAATGAAATGATTGAATGGGTTGTTTTAATACTAGAAAATATAGCCAGTATATTCGGTGGTTGATATAAGACTTCCGTTTGAATGGAAGCCAAGAGAGCCACAAAAGCCACTCTGGAACTATTTAAAGAACGGCGGTAAAAGAGCAGTAGCAAGACACCACAGGCGGTTCGGTAAGGATGATATATTTCTTAATCATACCGTCTGTGCAGCTCACGAAAGAATTGGAAACTACTGGTATATGTTGCCTGAGTATGCACAAGCACGTAAGTCAATGTGGGATGCTATTAACCCAAATACAGGTAAAAAGCGATTAGAAACAATATGCCCTGAAATATTAAGATCGGGAACTAATCAACAGGAAATGAAGATTTCGTTAAAGTCAGGTTCTACAATACAACTTGTAGGATCAGATAATTTTAACAGCTTGGTAGGATCTCCGCCTGTTGGGTTAGTGTTTAGTGAGTACGCTATAAGCAATCCATCAGCATGGGCCTATTTAATGCCTATTATCGAAGAAAATAACGGCTGGGTGGGTTTTAACTCAACGCCAAGAGGTAAGAACCATTTTTTTAAGATGTGTGCTTATGCCGAGACACAGACAGGCTGGTTTTATGATGTTAAGACTGTTGATGATTCTAGCGTATTTAGTCAAGAGCAGTTACAAAGGATTAGGCAAGAGCTTATAAGCTTACATGGGCCTGAATTTGGAGAGGCTTTATTTCAACAAGAGTATTATGTGTCTTTTGAAGCCGCTGTAATTGGTGCAATATGGGCTGATTGTATTGCTAAACTACAGATATTAGGTAGAATTGGAGAGTATCCGTATAATCCACGCTATCCGGTACACTGTAGTTTTGATATAGGTAAGAAAGACTCGACTTGTATTTGGTTTTTTCAAGTTGTAGGTTCTGAGATATACGTTATCGATTGCCATTCAAGCAATCATAAAGATGTACCATTTTATTGCAATCTGTTAAGAGATAAGCCTTATAAGTATTCTACTATTTGGCTACCGCATGATGCATTTCATGACACATTGGCGGCAGGTGGTAAAACCGTGAGACAGCAGTTTATAGACGACAATATCGATGGTAAGTTAGGTAAGATAAAGCGCACTCCGAACACAAGCAAGGAAGGCGGTATTCAGGCAGCAAGGGCAACACTGGATAGATGCTATTTTAATGAGCATTTATGTGAAGATGGCCTAGAAGCATTAAGGTTTTACCATCATAAATGGGATGATGAAAAGAAGATATTTACTACTGAGCCAGTGCATGATTGGTCAAGTGATTTTGCGGACTCATTCAGATATTTATCATTAGTATGGAAGGAAGCCAGGGAAGAACCTGAAAACATAGCAGTCGATCAACAATTAATTAATAAGTCTGTACAATCTATAACAATGAAGTCACTGACCAAACAACATTTTGCAAGAATGGCAGCCAAAAGGAATCAAGAATGAGCGAAAATGAAAAGTCAGACGATGATTCTAAAATTACGTATTGGCTACGTGAGATTGCTACAGCAAAAGACAGAGATAAAACTTTCCATGCAACAGGTCAGAAAGTTTTAGACATTTACAGCTCAGAAGACCCAGCAAAAGTACCTTTCAATATTTTGTACTCTAATACAGAGACTCTATTCCCTGCTATTTATTCAGCAGTTCCAAGACCATCAGTACGTCAACGGTTTAAAGAAGACCAAGACCCATCTACACAAGCAGCAGCACACGCAGCAACCAGATTGCTTGAATATTTGCTGGATACTGGAGTTGATGGGTATGAGACATTTGACGAAGGCATGAAAAACGCTACATTGGATGCATTATTGCCTGGGCGTGGTGTAACGCTGATAAAATACGATGCAGACATAAACGAAGATGATGACGGAGAAGTTTACAACAAGTCATCCGAGTTAGTTTGTATTGATTCTCGCGTGTGGAACCGCATATATTTTGGTTATGCAAAGAAATGGTCTCAAGTTCCTTGGGTAGCATTCGAGGAACACATAGACGAAGATGAAGCAAAGCGATTATTTAAAGATAAGGCATCGAAACTAACATTTTTAGCTAATGACGATGTAAGCGAAGACGATAAGGAAAAACGCCAAGACAAAGAAAAGCAGGGCGGAGAAAAGACAGCTTGTATCTATCAGATATGGGATAGAGATGACAAGAAAGTAAGGTATGTTTCGAATCAGTACAAAGAAGACTTTTTATTGGTTGAAGATGACCCTCTACAATTAACTGGGTTCTTCCCAATTCCCAAACCGATATTATTTACACAGCAAAGCCAGTCATTAGATGCAATAGCGCCTTATATCTACTATGAAAATCAAGCTAAAGAGATAAACAACTTAACTAGACGGATTAACAGGCTAAGCTCATCTATCAAAGCGAAAGGTATTTATGATGGGGAGTTAGGTTCAGACATTGAAAATTTATTACGCGGAGATGATAATACATTCACACCTGCCGATAAATCAGCAAGCCTTGCAGCCGAGAAAGGATTCCAAAATGCTATCTGGTTTATGCCGATTGCTGAGATGATGCAGGTATTGCAAAACCTTTATGCTACTCGTGAACAATGTAAACAAGTCATTTACGAAATTACCGGCATATCAGATATTATCAGAGGTTCAACTGTAGCTAGCGAAACAGCAACAGCACAGGGAATCAAATCACAATGGGGAACCATGAGGTTAAAAAGGATGCAGGGAGAAGTCCAAAGATATGCAAGGGATATGTTGAGAATCATGCTAGAAATTGCCGCTACTAAGTTTAGTGAGAAAACATGGGCAGAAATGACAGGATTGAATTTCGCTACTACTGAGCAGCTACAACAAGCGCAAATGATATTGCAATCTTACCATATGCAAGCGCAACAAATGCCACAAGTGCCAGGACAGCCGCAACAAATACCGCAACAAGTACAGCAAGCTCAACAGTTAATGCAGGGAATACAATGGCCTAAAGTTCTGGAAATGCTTAAGAATGATCGTATGCGGTCATATAAGATAGACATCGAAACTAATTCAACAGTTTTACCGGAAGCAGTAGAAGATCAAAAACAAATAGCTGATGTAATGACGGCATTAGGGCAATACTTGCAAGGCGTAACCCCTTTGATACAGTCAGGCGCTTTCCCATTTGAAGCTGCAAAAGCAATGATGATGGCTATTGTTAGGCGGTATCAATTTGGCGATGAAATAGAGCAGTATATCGAATCAATGAAAGAGCCAACGCCGCCACAGCCGCCAGCGCCTCCGCCTGATAATAGTATGCAATTAAAGCAGATGGACATGCAAGCAAAGCAAGCAGAATTGCAACATGCCGCACAGTTAGACCAAGCCAAAACACAGAGGGAATCTGTACAGTTTGAAATGGAAAATAGAGCAAAGGTAGCAATTGAGCAAGGTAAAACACAGGCTCAAATTGAGTTTGAACGGTGGAAAGTAGAATTTGAAGCTAATGCTAGACTCAATGAAATTAAAATAGCCTCCGAGATAGAAAAGGAAACCGAGATTGCACGAGCTACTATTGATGCAAATACAAGGCTTGAGATGGCAAGAATTAGCGCGGAAACAGAATCAATGCGTATGCAATCAGAATCATTCAGAATGCAAAACGAAGAATCAAGGGCTATGATGGATAAAGAAGGCAAAGACGGTCAATTATCAC